ATAAACGATCCGTTAGCGCCTGCAGATGTGAATGAATATGTAGTGTTTGTTACCGGATTCCATACACACGAAACCGGAACTGATACATTATATGAATCTACATCATTGTAACCATAACCACCGTTTACGGTAGTATTCACATATTTTGCACCATGTCCAGCGTTTGAAAGATTATGGATGTTTTCGAGCTTCCCGAATACTGCGCAGTTTGCAAACTGCGCAAATTCATTTGCAAATACATGTGCGTCGCCGACCACTTTTGTACCGAGATTCATGTTTATATACACAGTTGCACTCGTGCCATAGAAGAATGATACCAAGTCGGTGGCATTCGGCACTGTTATAACCGTGTCATGGTTGACCGAATTGATAAATGTAATTGTTGATGATCTGTATGCATGAACCATAACCGTTTCATTTTCATTAGTTACCGGCACATTGAACGTGCAGCCATCAAATACAACATTGCTTCCGGAAGCCTGTACCGGCACATTGAATACGCAAGTATCAAACTGCCCGGCACCGCCTATAATGCCGAATGTCTGACGAGATGTTGCGTTAAATGTAACTTTGTACGCATAGAATTTACCTGATTCAAGATAACATCTCTTCTTATCTCCGCTCATTGACTGCGTGATATTCAGCGTCAGATTATCCATGTGAATATAGCAGTTATAAAATGCCAGGGTCCAGTTAGCGTCGTCCCATCCCCAGTTTACATTGACACCGCTTACTGCGCTGCCGTTTGCACGTGTGCCCTGCAGATGAAGCATACAGCCGGAAATAACAGGATATCCCATGTCATAATCACCGCCTTCGATCAGGTGAATATACACACCTGCGGCATTGTCCGCCATGATCTCAAACGCGTGTTTCAGGGTCCGGATCGCTGTGCCTTCTGTCAGACCGTCAAGGCTGTCATTACCGGATGTTGCAGCCACATAAATATTAAAATGCTCAGTCGCATGCGCATGCGGGAATTTCATTGCTCTGACAGTGTTCAGCAGTTCAGTGTCGGCAGCTTCTCTTGCTTCTGCCTCTTCGGAAATAGCATTGTTAATAGCAGTATCTGCCTCTGTCCTTGCTTCCGTTTCAGCATCCAGTGCGCTCTTGAGTCCATTGATGAGTTCCTCAATGGTGATCCGTTCTACGTTTCCTCCGGATACATAACGAGATCCTGCAGCGATATCTACTGTGCTCCGGTAGAGTGTATTTCCTACCCATATCAGCGTGCCTGCTGTGCTGTTTTCGGTCGCGTAATCGGATTCCTCCACCAGAGCAGCAATACTGTCCTTGATTCCCTCAAACAGAAGCGATAGATCGAATACCGGTGTCCAGTAATTCGTATCCGTGATCTGCGCTCCGGATGGCACCGGTTTCACGCTGATATAGGCAATGCCGGTCATAGGATCCATGACAATGGTATTTGTGCTGTACTGGCGCGTGATGTCCCAGTCGAATGGATCTGCGTATTTGATCGTATTCAGGGAAACAAAATTCTGCAGCGTCTCCTCGTAATCATGGAAGCGTTTGAGGATCCAGTCCAGATTGAGATTATGGTAGTTCGTATAGGGGAATGATTCAAACATAGGTTTCCACCTCCTTAGTAAATCATAATACAGAATCGTTTTTTAAACGATTGAACGATTACATCCGTAACATTGTAATCAGCTATCTCGCGCTCTTCCTTAAGCATCTGCTGAGTAGTAGTTACTCCAATGTTACCCTGCTCAATACGCTCATGAGTGATAGTGCCGGAGTGATCAGCAGTTCCGGATGCGCTGGAGACATCCTGGTCAGATGTTACCAGATCGGCGGAATTGTATCCGGCTACATTATGAGTACCGGTTCCGTCGCTTCCGGATACATCATGCAGATCACGCGTTTCCGTCTCTTTTATAACTCCATCCTTATTCCAGATCGGATTATATTTGACGGTAGTTGTATCCAGCATTTTCTTCCAGGCAACAGCATTACGAGAGCACCAGAGCTCGATGCCGGTCTTCATCGTGTTCCAGTCCGGATAGATAAGCTCAAGCTCTGCCGTCTGGAGAATGATCTCCTGAATCGTTTCCTCCCGGTCGATTCCCTTAGGGAACGTGAATGCATCGAGGATCTGGTCATTGTAATTAACGAGTCCCAGAAGGGAGAGATTCTGTCCGTTCATCCGGATCACCTCCTTCAGCATAGGTGAATGAGAATTTCACCTTTATATCAAGACCGAACATCTTATTAACTCTTGATAAACAGTCCTGCATGGTCTCCAGCCAGAGCTGTGCCTTAGCTCTGGTTGCGCTCTGATTCTGCTCGATCTCGCCGGTGATCATGCGTTCGGTCTTCTCAAAATTGGTATTCGGAATACCGATAGCTGTGAGGAACATATTTTCCCAGCGATGCAGATCAGCGAGCAACTTGTCTGTGATGTATGTCTGCTGGAGATTCTGCGTAAATGTCATCCAGGAAGGATTTCCTTCTTCATCAAACAGCTCCTTATCGGCATAAGCTGATGGACTGCCTCCGGAGATCTGGTCATACATCTTCTTCATGCTCTCGGCAGCTGTCTTGTCTTTCACTGCAAAGACATAGGCAAGTTTGGAATTGACAAGGTTAACTCCTGCAGTCTCTGCAGTGAGCGCCATCATTTCAGCATAGAATGTAATCAAGTCCCAGGCATTACCCCAATCCGGCATAAGACGGATGAGCTCGCAGTCCCTTCCGATCAGCAGTCTCTGTGTACCGCGAATCTTAGGATTAGTTACAATTGCCTCCGCCGGTCTATAAAAGACATTCCATCCGGAAAGAGTACAGAACTGCGGAATCACTCCAAAGATATCGGTCCGGAAGATGCAGATCCTGCCGGTTCCGAAAAGCGTGTACTTAAAGTAATCTGTATCCCAGTTATCCGGAATACCGTCCCAGTCATATACCGAAACGAGATCCTGCAGCAGATAGCGCTGGAAGAATCTTGTCAGAGCTACGTTTTGAACATGAACAGTAGATGGGGACCTCATCCCGTTATACTCATTTATTCGATCGTAATATACGGGAGCGTTTACGTTTCGCATATCCTAATAACCTCCTTTTCTTAATTATACCGGCCATCATCCAGGCAGGAATACTCGGATCCTTGACGTTCTCAGCATCCTCGAATTCCATTCCTCCCAGGTTTTCTATCGTTTCGCCTCCGGTCATATAGAATATCTCATTCGGAGGGCATCCGTCCATGATCTTCCAGCAGACTCCGCTCTCGCAGACCATGCCGGAATTGACTAGAGTTTTACCGGCTCCCGGAGCACATTCAATATGGATGTGCTCTCCGAGAGCATGACCAGCAGTTCCGGAATGGGCGATCACGTCTCCCTGATGGAATGATGTCTGTGCCGGTGGAGTGTTGTCATGTGTAAATAAGAAGCATATATATTGCAGTCCCTGAGGAGTCCAGACTTCATCATCTGACTGATAACATCTGGTATTTCCTACTGACTCGGCATCAGAATATATCAGATGACAATCGCACGGAGCGAACACCGGATAATGCGTATGAGGGAATCCCCAGTCGGTCGCATAACTGCAGCAGTGAGAGTATGTAGCAGCTCCCCACATCTGAGTGACTCTGCAATAATCGAGCGGAAACAGAGCGATCTGATGTCCATCTTTTTCTGCTGTCTGTCCTTCAAGCATATCAGTATTCCTCCCTCTGGAGCTTCTTAAGCATCTCCAGACATCTGCTCTGTCTTTCCTTATTCTTAAGATGCATATATCCGAAAGACAGTATCTCTATCTGTATATATCTTTCGACATCAGGCAGCTCCCAGGGAAAGAATTCATCCGGATCCTCTCCTCTGAGGAGTCTGTCATGCATATCAGCGAGCATCCAGCAGGGCTCTTTCTTATTCATAGTAGAAACCTCCCTCGAGATATGATCTCACCTCTGCAGCTTCCTCTGCTGTGCCATGAATGGGAACGTCTCCATCCTGAATGAGCATATATCCACCGAGTGATGCCGGAGTCCGCATCTGGCAGAGCGGTCTTCCAAAGTGAGAAATATCATCATCGACTGGAATAAGGAATTCAGCATATAGAGTCGGAATTCCGGTTAAACCTACTGTTCCTCCGGAGCTGTTTCCGATCGTGTCCAATCTGGGACGCATTACTCGATTCTGAGAAACGATTCCGGATACATCTGCTGATATCATTCCGCCGATGTTAAGAGAAAGCGCAGAACCGGCGACATTGGCTGCCGCTTCAGTAGTCACATTCAATCCTTCATAATAATCCGTGTATATCTGTGAGAGCTGGATGTCCATTCCCACTTTAGCTGATAAAACAGTCTCGATCACTTCCGGAGTGAATGATCCCAGGCTGGATGTATAACCAATTATGCATCGCGCATTTCCGCTCTGATAATCTGTTGATATTTGATAAACAAGATATGTGTAATTGTATGCGAGATCCGGAGTCAGAGAAATCAATCCGAACGGAGGAATGAATAATCTCAGATCTGTGCATGATGAATTCACATATTTTCCTCTTGAATTTGTTGATGGATGAAGCGGAATCTGGATCTTCATTCCATCCAGAGGCATTCCAGACGGAGCATATTTCCATGCGATGGAATCAAATGTCACTGCTCCGATCGTGAGTCCGGTCTGTGCTCCTCCAAGCTCGTTATATGCGAACGGATAATATCTGCATGATTTAATATATTGGAATGGATCTATCATACTCGCCTGTAAAACGAATGAAGCGTCCGAAAGATCGAATCCGTTTTCTTCCGTAACATATTGACCTGAAAGCAATTCAGCAAGATCTTGCAGATTGGCATAATTCATCGCTATATGTTTAGATATTCCTTCGCCAGCGATTTCCAGTATATATGTCCCATATGCTGTACCCAATGGGGTATCAGTTCCGTAAACATAATTCCACGGATACGGACCTGTTGCCGTTTCGAATACAGGTTCCGATTTCGTAGGATACATCGTATCAATAATATTACCATCCCATTCCGCAGAGCTCCGGAGCACATACATAGATGTGCTGCCGATCTCATTTTTATATGTAGCGAGTACATCGCACTTGAGAGCAGCAGTCCAGCATGCGGAAGACCAGCTCCATTCCTGGACCCAATAGAACCGATCAAAATCCGGAATGTAACAGTAATTGTATACAGATGGATCCGTGACTCTGCCGATCTGGAGAGTGATCACCGGAGCTACCACGGAAGACGGAGATTTCAGAATGCAGTCGAATGTTGTTCCGTCTCCTGGTCTTGCGGTGGAATTCTCGCGTTTTGTAAATGAATAAAATGTTACCTGCATTTGTACCTCCTTAATAAAAATGGATCACCGGATTGACCGGTGATCCGGAGCATAGGAGAAATATGCCAGAGATTTATTTAGTCCAGCAGCAGTACGACTGCTTTCTCAGTAAGATCACTCATAAACTGCACTCTGCTGTGCTGGAATACATTGTAATACAGACCGGCAGCATTCAGCGGAGTAACTGCAGTGCGATCCAGGTAATGGTTATAAGCCATTGCATCGCGGTCGAACAGAACACCGAAGATGTTATTTGCTGTGACTGCAGATTCTGCAGTCTGTACAGCTCCGGCTGCGTTGATCCATGATGGAGTAACGCTGATTCCGGTCGGACTCTCAATATTCTGCCAGTAGTCGACATATTCACGGTCCGCGAGCTGCAGATAGTTATCGTTAAATGTTGTTGCCATCACCTGGGTTTCCATCTGATCCATAGCAGAACTGGTCATGTACATCTTAAGATCTCTCGCGTCTGTATGTCTCATGATCGGCTTGCCTGTAATTTCAACCTGGAAGAGATTGGAGCGATTGCTCATGAGTCGAGCGATTGTCTTAACACGAGCATATACCCAGCGCATGAACGGAGCAAAGTTATCCGGCTGATAAACAGTCTTTGCTGTGAGGCTGAGTTCTGTAGCTGCGTTGTATTCTGTCAGAAGATGGATAACACCATTGTTGAGCTGGATCTTAGCTCCGATCGTATTGGCGAGCAGTCCGCGTGTCAGCTCTTCAAGCCACTGTTCCCATTTATCGGAAGCGTTCTGAGTCTGCAGAGTCAAAAAGGATCCAAGCTGTGCAGGAGAAGTAAACGCTGCTTTGATCTGATCCTCGTAAACTGTATAACGGTTCTGATAGGCATTGGATCCATAGTAGCGCATCTCCAGAATGTTGCTTTTCTTGATCTTATAATGATCCACGCTCTGACCATCGACCAGAGCGTCACCGAAGAACGCTTCGTCCTGTTCCGCAGGAGTGTCAGCGATGGAGATTTTTCTTACGATAGCTCCCCATTCTTCTGCAGATCTTTCGAGACCGCCGAACTTACGGGAGTAGGGACGGACAGAGAAGATAGTTCTGGATACCATCTGCATAAGTGCATTGAATACAACATCTGTACCTGCCTGCAGTGTAGTATTTGCCATGGATACAAAAGACGCTGTATCCGTAGGAGCAATAGCTTTCTGACCGGTTGCCTGTTCATGCAGATCGTTGAGGACCTGATAAACATCGTTAATGTCCATTGTGTTTACGCTCATTATTTATCACCTCCGAGCTTGGATCCATCCGGACGCAGTATAGAAGCAAGAATTGCGTCAGATGTCCGTTCATTGTCTGAATTAAATACTGAATTGAGGATAGCTCCCGACTGGATCGTTTTTGTAAGATCATTGATTGCCTTGAGGAGCTGGTCATTGCTTCCGGATGCCTCCGGAGCTGGCGTGATGGAGGGCGCTGCCGGCTCCGGATCGTTTGCATCCGGTGCACTTGGGGAATGTGTATCAGCAGTGCCAGGAGGGCTAACTTCTGCACCGGTGATCTGAGTAGGCTGTGCGAGCTGCTGGATCTCTTCTTTTGTATATCCAGCGTCAAGCAGTTTGATGATTGATTCGATATTCATTTGTTCGTCCCTTCCAGCATCTCTTTATGGATGCTCTCGATCAGATCTTTACAGAACTGATCATATTCCTGTTCGTCCGGCTGCATCTCCTTTATGGATGCATATGCCGCTTTATATACAGCGTCCCATGGAATCGCAGCAGAGCTGCGCGGAATCGTATCCGAGAGCACTATCTTATTAACTAAAGATTGTACTTCGGAATACCGGTCTCCTAAGATTTCCCTGCGCGCATCCCCTGATCCGAGATATCCGCAGATGCACATCAGTGCCAGCTCAAGCGCGGAGTATTCGCTTATCTTTCCTTCAAGATTCATGATTCTTAGCTCCTGTAAGATAAGCGACCAGATCCTGTAGCTGGATGAGCGCTTTTGTGTTCTCTCCGATGGTCTTGTTTAAGGAATCCATCTCTTCCTTATGAGACTCCCTCTCCTTATTTAAATACCAGAACAGAGCACAAGCGCACACGATTGGGAAACCCAGAGATCCTACAAGCTGAACGATTGCATTTACGTCCATGGGAATCACCTTCTTTCTCGATGAGAGATTAAGAGCGGATCAGGCTCCTGCTCCTGCCTTCTGAGCAGTGATCTGTGAGCAGTCTCTCATCTATAATAATAAAAAAAGAATGTTGCATTTGCAACATTCCAATTACTCGCAGTAATGCTCAAATATGGATAAAGATTCGTAAGAGTCGAATCTTACTTTTCCCTCTGTGTACCGGATGTATAACGTCCAATGTTTCTTTTTGAATCTCTCCAATCCGGAATAATTGTCATCATACTCTGCCGGAGCTGTTCCTTTTGTTTGCGTGATATACCAGATAGGCTCAGATTTATGCTTGTATATGTACAGTTTTCCGACCCGGAGAGAGCAGGAGAAATCCCGGAGACGCTGCTTCTTTACATAAGAGAAATCATTTAATACAAATTTGTTATCCAGTGCCATATCGGAAAACTCTTTCGATACATTCCTATATAGGGCTGTGTTCCGTTTCTTCTCGCTGATCGGAGAGTTTCTGTAAATGAGCATTGCCAGATCCGGAAGGAATGTCTCCTCTGCTCCGCTCTGGATCATGTGCTCAGCGAGAGGAATCCAATTAAAATACATAAAGACATCGTTTGCAATATCGGTGCTGTTAGCCAGGAGGAAAACGCGGATATCAGATCCGTCGAATCTGTTTCTGTTCATGCTCTCATAAGCATTTGAAAAAGCCAGACCTTCATATTTTATCTTGGGCTCCTGCGGTTCCTTCACGAATTCGTCAAAAATCACATCATTGATCCCCACATTGGATACTTCAAAACCGCGAATATTCGCGAATGTTTTAAGCGATGCCGTGACCAGCAGCAGATTGTCGGAAGAGTCATAAAACGCAGTGTTATATTTAGTGATCTTCTTTGTGTAGTATTCAATCCGGAGATCATTCAATACCTTAACGATAGGAGACATTGCGTCTGTTGATACGATATCCGTCTGGATCTGCGTCCTTCTCATAAACAGAAACGGCTTTTTCTGTTCAATGAAGTATTTAACCGCTGAGTATGTCTTGCCGGTTCCACGAGCTCCTATCACAACATTAAAGATCCTTCCCTGCTCATACAATGAAGCGAAATTAAAATATCCGTTCGCATCGTACATCCGGAACGGCTTTTGTCCCTTTTTGTCCCTTTTTGTCCTGTTCTGTCCCATAACCATATCATAGCACAAATAAAAAGAGCTCCCGTCCGAGCTCTTTTACTAGTCAGAACGGGAGATCTTTCCCTGCTGTTACGTGTGTTTCTGTTGCTCCGTCCAGATCGACCCAGTCAACGGAGTAATTAGTTCCGTTCTGCCCCTGGTACGTCCGGATACGGAATCCGAGCTGTCCAGCGTTGATCTGGTCGATCGCTTCCTGGGAGTTCAGGATCTCCTCGATGTTCTTCTCCTCATGTTTCGGAAGATTGACATAGTCAAAATCTGTGTACAGAACCGCCTTGCTGAATTTAGATTTAGGATTGAGAAAGCATCCTCTGACCACGATGACGCGCTGCGGCTGCTTCGGATCATACAGCTCAGAGAGCTTATGATATGCGAAATCCTCGCCAGCTTTGAATGTGAATGATCCTGCGTTTGTTTTGTTGAGCTTTTTTGCGAATCCCATAATATCCTCCTATTTAGATTCATATTTTTTATATGTGGAGCAGCAGGGACGGTACTGCTCCGGAATCAGTATATCACGCTGAGTATTCTTCGTAATAATCCTGCAGGTAAATTGTTTTTGATATATCGCTGGTCATTAAGTAATTCAATAACCTCCGATATTCAGTAGTCAATGACAGAGTATATGTGCTGTCCTGGATATAGATGTTTGAGATAATGGGAATTACTTTTCCCTGCCGGATGATCACCTTGACCGGCGGATCATCGTTGTATCTGGACTCGGTTCCTCCGGCTCGTCGGAAGACGAAACCCTCTTTAAAGTTTTCCAGCTTTCCGAGCTCCTCAGCTCCTTCTCGTTTACCGACTCCGGATATCGTGACATGCAGCTTTCCGGATTCGTCCTCATAGCAGTATTTTTTAGCTCCCATGGTCTTAAATCTCGGATAATAACCATCATCCTCGAATAGTCCCATGTAATGGATTTTCCCTTTTGGATCCACCGCGGAGAGCTCCGGATCCTTCAGCTCTGCATTCAGTTTTGCGAATGCATCCTCATAATCTCCTAAGTATTTGATTGAGTCTGTATCAGAGTAGATAAAATCCCATGGATCAATGAGCTGGAGTCCGCGCTCCAGATGCTGCCGAGCGTATGCTGTGACCCACACTCCCCATTGATATGGCAGCCATCCGGATCTGTGATACTCCTCTATCAGTTCCTCATCGCTGGTAGCTGATTCCTGCAGCATGCCATCTGAGAATTCGATCTTACCTTTGCAGGGATTCTGCACCATCATGCCATAGTAGGAATTCAAGACGTTTTTTCTCTTGCCGTAAAGATAATCATCTACTCCCTTGAGCATTGTTTTATCTTTATAGAGCTTTAGTACTTCCTGCCTGAATTCCTTAGGTAACAGTCGCTTATTAGCTACGTAAAGGAGCTCTACCTCATAATCGAAATCGTATTCCTGCAGGATGATCTCAAAATCAATTTCGGTGAGATATATGACCAGAGCATCAGCGGAAAGGATCCTGCCGTTGTCATATTCGGCATTCTGGACATAGAAACATTTATGTCTTGGAATGTATGGGCATCCCCAGGCTTGATCACGGAGCTTTACATTCTGGAGATACACTCGCATGAGACATGCTTTCTTGCGCTTGAAATAGTAGTATTCAAAATCAGCAGGATCCACTTTTTTGAATTTCCAAGGCATCGGCTTTTTACAGATCTGCACCGGATACGCGCTCGAGATATCTTTTCCATGAGCTTTCAGCATGATCCGATTGGAATTCCATCGGTTAGCATGTGTATTGCCTCCGCGGAATGCGTTCCGCAGCATGCCGAATACCTCCAGATCCGGAAGACATTCCTGTATGAATCTCCGATATCTTCCGAGTGATTTCTTAGCTATCCTGCGAGCATATCCGGTGCTGGTCAATGGCTGTGTATACAGATCATCACCGTCTTTCTCAAGCTCTGCCTTTATGGCCTGCACGAGTCCGATTACGTCATTACAGATATATTCCATCTCTTCATGGTTGAGTACAGTCCACGGATATCTTGTCTCTGAATAATCGAATCCATGGATCTTCTTATTCTTAACTCCCATAGTTTCGAGAAACTTGTCCAGAGACATATTGGAGTGAAGATAGCTGCATCGGAATTCTAAGTTTGCGCTCCGGAACCGGAGCACCTTGCGGGTATCCATTGCAAATACATCCGACAGCGGAATCACTGATTTCAACCACTGAAACTCATAAGATAAGTTATGATCGAATACTACCACAGTTCCATCAGGATATGCCTCCTGCAGTAACCAAGTTAGCTGCAGGAATTCTCTCCAATCTCTGCCGATGATGGTGAGATCCTCGCCTATTTGAAACTGCCAGACATACATATACGCCTGCATCGTCTGTTTATCGTGTGTTGTTTCGATATCAAATGCTGTGATCAGATCATAGTATTTGACGTTGCTCTTTTTGCCTTTTGGCTTTTTCAGAAGAGGAGCGTCCGGAAGATCACTCCGGAGCAGCTCCCTGAATGTGCTTATCATTTCTTCTTGCGTCCCTTCATGCTCTTGATACCCATCTGCCGGAGATAATCACTAGGCTTGAGATTACGCTTACCTCCGCGTCTCTGGATGGGCTCAACAGACTCGAGATCCTCAATGTGTTCTGTCCAGAATTCGAAATTCTTTTCAAACTGTTTCGCATTCAGACCGAGCCTTTTAGATTCATTCCACATCCTGACTGCTGTGTCTGAATCATAAGTTTTCACATTTTTGAATCTGTCCGCCATGTCATTCATAAATTTTCCGAATTTCCGGAGATCCTCCGGATCTGATATATTGATTCCCTTTTCATTGAATGAATCAACAAGATCAGATTGGATCTTCTGATATCCGGCGTATGTCGAATTCTTTCCGGTAAGCCATCCGGATAAGCGTCCAACATTCTGCCGAAGCTCCGAGAGTGATTCCGGCTTGTCCATGTCGCGGATCTTATCCGGCACAGCATCCAGAGCTCCATGTTTCTGGAATGTCTTCATCCGACCGGCTGCTGTCTTTTTGAGCGTTCTGTAAACGCTCCGGAGAGAGCTCTCTCCGAGGGAGCGGACTCCCTGAGAGAGAGCTCGGAATGCATCCGAGAGCTTCATATGATCCTGCCGGTGATCTCAATGTATCCCGGTTTATAGGTTTCCACCGTCTCGATCAGAATGTTCTCAGCTTTGAACGGAAATGTATCATCTGTGATGATGTCTCCCGGTTTATAGACAAGGATCTCATAATCCAGATCCCTGCGGATGAGATATATTTTCAGTCCGCAGCTCTGCGGAATGACATCCAGCAGATCAGCGAGGCTAATTCCTTTGATTGTCATAAAGTGCACCTCCGAACAATATATAAGCGATAACGAATGCGGCAGCTAGTTTTCCGAAGAAGATAATCCATGCACTGAACATCTGAACACCTCCAGCACGTTTCCGCGCTCTTCATAACCTGCATCTGTTCTGAATACGCTCTGCAGAGCGGAGAGAAGACATCTCCGATAGATATCTTCTCCGCAGATGCACTGCAGCTTTTCACCGCGTCCTACGCGATCCACAACAGGAGGAATATCCCTCAGATGGTTGATATAAGTTATCATCCCTGAGCCTCCTGCGCGAGCTTTGCGACAGTCTCGGCACGATTGAGAGCTCTCCGCTCGCGCTCTTTCTCAGCTCTCTGAGCTCTGCGTCTAGCCTTCCGCTTCTCATCCTTTTCGAAAAGGATCAGAGCCTGAACGATCGTATCATGGACCGGACGCTCTCTCAGGATCCGGAGAGCTTCCGCATCTCGCTGCTCATGCAACCTGACAGCAATCTGCGTGTATCCTTCCTTCTTATAGTCCCTTGCCATCCTTATTCGCCTCCGAGATTGAGGAGCACGTCCTCCAGATGTGCGAGAGACCAGAGCTCCGCACCGCTGGAGATGCATCCCTCGACGCTGTACACGAGAGTTCCATCAGAGTACTCATACTCTGTGATCTCGATCGGATCCGTTTCGTTAAGGATCCGGAGTGCCTCTGAATTGAGCAGTGCTCCCAGACGTGTTGCTTCATAACCATACTTACGCTTAATCATTTTCCTTTTCCTCCTTTAATCTATTGATTGCTGCGTTTATCGCGATTTTGCATTCGTTTATGCTGGTGAAATTGCCTTTGATCTCCCAGGCTACGTATGAAGGAATCTCAGAAGGAGAGTCGATAGTATATACATTACTATACCGTACTCCGAATACTGTGTGACGCTCAAGAAGCGTATCGGTTTCATTGATGATGAAACCCTTGTAATGAATTGTTTTAAGCTCTCTCATATTTCTCCTCCGAATCATATTTCATGATTCAACTTTATTATAGCACGGTGCTAGTACGATAGTATGCTTACATTTGTAATCCTGCCTCTGCTGCCTCCGCTGCTCTCCTGCTTCCTCCTCTTCATCTGTGCTAGAACGTCATGTGCTAGTACATGCGTGCAGGTGTACATGCATGCATGCTGGTGGGGAGTGCTAGAACAGAGAGGTGGTGGGGTAACTCCACTTT